GCTTAATCCTCCTGATCATGCGCTTGCTTATTTATATGCTTCTGAATCTTGTCTATTGCTTCTGTAACAGGTCCATTACATCCCTGTTCTTTCAAACCTTTCAGACAAGCCAGAATTCCATAAGTAAGCAAACATTGTTCTGATTTCATTCTCTCTATCTCTTTATCCTGCTCATTCTGTCTTAAATATCACTTGTATACTGCGAAAACAGCGGAAAAGATAACCACTACGGCCGTTAATAAGCTTCCAGCAGTAATGATTGTGTTTACGTCTACATACACTCTATGTACCTCGATTCTTTAATTTTGCGTATAAAAATAAGACCTTACGGTCTTGCACGTATTTCCATATACTCGCCTCGATTTTTTGTATAAAAAAAGAACGGTATTTCCGTTCTTAATTTTCTGAATGTATATAGGTATTTATATCTTTCACGAGTTCTTCTACAATATGTTCTTTTACCTTTTCACCCTGCTCTTTCGACATCGACTCGGTAATTTTTAATGCTATAGAAATGTTTTGAGACAACACTAATTTATTGTGGTAATCTCTCATACTAGATATAGTTTTGTTATATAAGTAAAAAAATATAGCTGCTATAAATTCTGTAATCACTCCTGAAGCAGTTGTCACATATGCCGGAGTAGTTTTTCCGAAAAACATAGCTCCTATACCAAGCGCAATAACAATTGCCCCCATAACAGATACAGACATTGTAACGAAAAAGCCATTCTGCGCTTGCTGCCTTGTTTGTAAATAATATTCATCTAAATATTTATAGCTTATTTTAATTAAATTTTGGTAAATATCTTCATCCACATTTTCTTTCGCGTCTTCTATGCCCCAAAAAATCAATCTTAATTCATAATTTTCTATTTTCACTCCATATACAAATTGTACGGACAGTACTGAAATAATTCCACCCATAACAGATACCACGTATGACATCCATATGCTTTCTTTCACGCTAGTCATTGTTACATACGGAATCATAGCCGGCACCAAACAAAAACGTAATAACACCAGCAAAGCCAAAAATGGTAAAAGGAATGCTAAAATATTAATAATTTTATTTTTCTTTTTCTCTTGGTAATTTTTTATCATGGCTTCAGTTGCCTGTTTTTCTTTTAAATTCTCATCTTTTTCCATTATTTTCTCTCCTCCATTACTATTATATCGCAGAAAAGGAAAATTTCCAAGAAGCATTCATTTCCAACCGGTTATCTTGCGTATAATCTCGTGATGCCTCCGTTGTTGTATATCTTGATCTTGTTGCTACCAAGATAAGATATACCGCCATTGTATGTACTGGAGTAAAATGCCTGATGTGTTCCGGATCCGTGATCGATGCCGGAATGACTCGTTAATACACTTGCTGGTACAATTGTGCTTCCAAGTTCTCTATAATAGTTTCCGTTCGTACTACTTGCCAAGCCACAGGTTATCAGGAACTCGGAATATTGCGATACGTCTACGGTGATTGTGGAGTTGCCTACAGTTGCCTGGTTTTTTAATCGTGTCCAAGCTTTGTTCGCCTTGTTATCTACCTTTGTGAATAAAGCGGTCATACTCTCACCATTCACATACGTATCCATATCATTAACTACTACGGACGGCACTGATGCCGATCCGCCCTCATGAGATGCCTTCGTTGAAATTCTCGTAGATGAATTTCTAAGATATGTTTCTGCTCCATCTACACCTATTTCCAAATCTCCTATAAATACCTTTGCGCAATCGACACCCTCTCCTAATCGAATCTCGTCACCTTTGAAGGATGCAAGTTCTTCAGTCCCCTTCCTAACTTGTACACTGGTTCCATCTATAAACACATTGAATCCAGCAGCATTACCGATCGTAGCGGTTGGAGCATATACTGGTTCGGATGCCACTCTCCAGTTTATGCCGTCATATGTGAAGGTTACGGTTGCTCCGTCGGCCCAATATACATCCCGGACACCTTGGATATACATTGCTTTTGTACCTGTACCAGCAATATTAAGTGTTGGACTGGATGCGGTATTTGCATAAGTAAATTTAACAGCTACTGTTGCTCCGGCTTTGAGAGATAATGTTCCAGCCGCCAAACTTGCAACTTTCGCTACGGTTCCAGCTGCAGTATCGCATGTCGCATAGAGCATTTGTCCATCTTTACCAGCTGTTCCTGTCTGCCCTTGTGGCCCCTGTGGTCCTTGTGGTCCTGTATTACCTTTTACACCTTGTGGTCCGGTCGCACCAGTATCACCTTTCACTCCCTGAGGTCCCTGAGGACCTGTAGCTCCTGTGGCTCCCTTATCTCCTTTTTCGCCTTTCGCTCCTGTTTCACCTTTGATCTTACTCCATGTATAAGCTCCCACCGTAGTAGGATCCGCCCGATTAAAGTCCGTACACTGTCCAATGTAATCCCCGACTGTTTCTCCAGAATTTGATGTGAATGTCTTACCGCCATCATTGGAGTATTTAATGTGCAAGTATGATGTTTTCCCATCTGCACCATTGGTTCCTGGGATTCCCTGTGTTCCCTGTGCGCCCTGTAAGCCTTGGAATCTGTACCAGGTATATTTGCTTGGATCTGTCGAATCCTGTTCTGTATAGTCCACGTAGGTTCCGATATAGGTATTCGGTATTTCTGACATCTGAGATGAGGTTGGATTCTCTACAGGGGAATATTTTATATGGAAGTAACTGGTCTTTCCGTTCGTTCCATCTTTGCCTGCCGGTCCTTGGGGACCTGTTGCTCCGGTGGCACCTGTCTCTCCTGTTGGACCGGGGATACCCTGTTCACCTTTCTCACCTTGTAACCCCTGCAAGCCTTGTGGTCCTTGTTCACCTTGTGGGCCCTGGGGACCTTGAAATTTACTCCACCGATACTTTGTCGGATCTTCAGAATCAGCTTTTTCAAAATCTGCATACTGTCCCATATATGTTTTCCCGACAGTATCTGTTGTCGAAAATCCAGTTTTTCCATCCGCACTGGTCGCATAAGCAAAATGCACATAACTCGTCTCGCCGTTCTCTCCATTTTTCCCTGGAATTCCATCTGCACCATCTTCGCCGTTGTCGCCTTGGAATTTTCCCCACGTATATTTCGATGGATCTGTACTGTCATCCAGTTCATAATCTGCATAAGTTCCAATATATTTGTTTGGTGTTTCCGTCATGTCACTGTATGATGTCGGGTTCGGTACCGCCGAATATTTCATATGGAAATATGTTGTTTTACCATCTTTACCCGCTGTTCCCGGAATGCCCTGCTCACCTTTTATCTTTACCCATGTGTACTGCGTCGGATCGGAAAGATCAGCTTCTTTCGCAAGCCGGTTCGTAGCGATTCCGAGATAATCTTTTCCGTAAGCATTGGCCGAAATTCCCGTTCCATTTTCATCATCTGCAAAGGCTGTCCATGTATAAAAATTACGATTCTTAGCGATCTTCTCAAATCGCTCTGCCAACTCCATAACTTTTGCATCAATACCGCTTCCCTGTCTTACATAATCCCCTAGCTCTGCTTCTTTTGTATCGTTCGATTCTGACATCTCTAATTTCAACAGTCTTGCAGTAAGATATATATTATCGTCATCATCAACAATGGATACCGTGTCACCTACCTTCACCCCATCTGGAAGATATAACAACTCTACCTCATAGGTAACAGCTTCATCACAGATCTTCTTAAGACTGGATACGGCTCGATTGCACAATTCAGATTTCGATGTCGTATCGTATGTAAAGGATTTTACGATATGTCCAACATCATTCTTATTCTTTTCTGTCTTAATCTGATACCGGCTCCACTTTTCCAGTGCTTTCCGGGATTTCACATAGGATCCTTCTACATAAAAATCTCCATCATCGTACTTATAACCATTTAATGTAATCGGATTTTCTGATCCTTCCGGTGTTCCGCCGGTACAGCGGTATGCTGTTGCAAGATCTGCGATGGAACTCTTGATTCGAAATCCGCTAACCTCTTTGCCAACATTCAAAGTAACACCCGAATCATTCCCCCTATTCTTATACACATTGATGTATTTTCCAGTCACAGCCATATTCTCGACTTTGAAGCCAAATCCAATCTCAGCGTTGTCAAACTGTGTAGCTACACTCAGTAATCTCTTTGTCGCTGTGTCTTCACCATCCCAGGACAACTTTCTTGTAAGATTACTTACCTCATTGATTCCGATTTCAAATCCAGAATCATATGCAAATTTATTAATGTAATAGGCAATGTTATAAGCTTTATCTGCAGCATATTTTCCGACCACTTCATTTAACAGATCCAGTCCCGCATCTTCAGCATAGATGGAGGCATCCCTTTGAATCGGATCTATCGTCGAATCAATAATCGTATATACTTCCACTTCACTGCTGTCCGCACTCTGTTTTAAGATGAAATTTCCTACTGCAGCAAGCTTCTTCACATCAACTTCCTGTTCTTCGTCCTCATCCGGATTTACAAAATTGTAATCCAAATTGCATTCAAAGATTGCCACGCCTTCGGATATTTCTTCTGTCTTTTTATCATTTGTAATTATTAGTCCCTTCGGCAGTCCGGTAGATGCTGATCCAAGAATGTTCATTGCCCTGTCAGCAAAATATATGATCACAAGAACACCTCCCTGTACTTCATTTTAAACGTCGGTTTCTTCGCCCAGCTGGAGCACAAGCATTGAACCTGATTAACTCCCGGCTTCAAGCAAAATGTTTCCCAGTCATTTCCAAGAGCTCCCAGATCCGGCTTTGGCAGACCATTCATCCGGATTGATCCATCTGAACAATTTGCAATCAAACTGCAGTCCTGCGCAAATTTATTCGGTACATCTCTCCATTTTTCTACGTGCAACTTTTGAAAATAAAAAGCATTGATCCCGTTGTATGTAAGATACTTATTCCCTGATCTTGTTCCTCTCTGCTTAATCGCAATCTGAATCTTGGCACATTTCATATCCGCTATTTCCGGAATATTGAAGCTCGGATAACTGCCATTATAGAAAAATGTAAGTTTACTGCCTTCTTTTCTAAGATCACAATGTCCCCAGTTCCAGTACCACGGATTTTGCTTCCGCAGATGACTTGTCATATAAGTGTACGTTTTCAGCACACGTCCCGCCTGCTGATCGGTACTCTTCTTGTTCGGATTGTAGCAGACTAGATCATAATGTCCTGTATTTCCGCTCATATCCGATTTATACCAGTTCACACCGGCAATAAGCTTATCGTCTGCTGTCAGGTAGTTAATACACATTTCTCCGGTCTGTCCCATCAATCCGGCATAAAACAGGATATGGAAATAAGAATAAAAGTTCTGACACCCTTCCTGATCACCGGTTGAGTCCGCCGGAAGAATGATGGTTCTGAGTCCACCGTTTGCGCGGCCAACCTGTTGCCCTGCAGACTTCAAAGAGAGGAACTTGGTATTAAACCATGTTGATGTTCCGAGGGATCCTTTTGCTCCGTAGAAAGGATGCATAAAATCCGTTCCAGATGTATCATCCGGTGCATTGAAAAAGTCCTGAAGCGTAGCCAATGTCTCATTTTCTTTGTACGTCTCCCCATCTTCCTCTTCGATGTTTCCGAACTGTAAAATATGTTTATCCTGATCAACGAATCCGACAAATCCATTCTCTCCATTTTCCATCGCTGCTTCGAACGTTGGATGTGCTTTATACGTTCCTTTATAATCAACAACAAATGTTGTCCCGTCATCTGCAGTTGGCGCAACCTCGTACTCTTCTACGGAATATTTAAATGGATCTGAGCAATAGAACTCAATTTCTGCAGTGATCGCATTCCTGCCATGCGGCACATCGCCGGCATTCACCTTCGTTCCAACATAATACTTATCCGGTTCGTCCAAGAAGATCAGCTTCGCTTCTGCCACATCAAGTAATGAATTCAATTTGTTATAAGCATTCCGGAATTCCGCATTACTCTTAGCGATCAGCTGATACCCGACAGTGATCGTTCTCGGCTTATACCGTTTTCTTCGATATCTGGATCCATCCATAATCTCCGTATCCAAATCTGTAATTTCTGTTTCGATCATCTCCCGGCCGGACACATATAGTGTCCGATATCCGGGGATTACATTTTCAAAATAGACTCCGTTAAAATTGAGAGCTTCGGAGGGCAGTATCTGCTCTTCCTGTCTCTCTGTAGTGTCTACAAATTTATACATATCTGCCCTCCTTATCTCATGCCTTTCTTTCGAAGATCTCTTTTCTGCTGCTGTTCAATTTCTTCTTTGGTGTATTTCGCCGTTGCCTTTGCCACCTGCCGGCCATCTACTTCAACAGGGACGTAAATGGTATAGGTTTCGTTTCTGGTGTAGTCATAATCATCATTCAAATCTTCGATGCCGATTCTTAATCCAGCTCCAATTTCCGGAACAGGAACTAAATCCGGAATGTCTACCAGTTTCCATACTGCCTTTTTCGCATCTGTGACCCTATCAGAAATTCCATTTACCCATCCTTCACCGAAATAGCCGCCCAGTTTATGAGTAACCTTGGACGGACTTCCAATCTTAGCTTTTGCTACAATTGCCGCCTCTGCTGCAGCTGCCAACTGCGCCGCAACAGATCTTACACGCCCAACCTGACTTGCCATACCATTTGCAAGACCAGCTCCTATATATACACCGCAACTGTATGAACCGGATCCAGCTGATCTCATGGCTGATACTGTAGACGCAGACATGGATCTTGCCGTAGATACTGCGCGACTCATGCCACTTGACACTCCACTATTAAAATTATTTCCAACTGCATTACCAGAGCTTTTTGCCTTTCCTTCTGCATTTGTAAATTGACTGATCAGCGCATTGATAGCAGATTTTGCCTTACTTCCCAGTGCATCCAGTCCTGCATTCACTACGTTCACACTGGATCTCATACTTGTTAAAGAGCTCTGAGCACTCTTCGCATTGGATGCAATTGATTTCATGCTTGAATTAACAGACTTTAATGCTACCACCATTGCAAGGGTGCCAACTGCGCCGCCTGCCATAGCAGCTCCAAATGCTACCACTACAACAGCCGATGCTCCCATTCCAGCCGCAAGACCTAATGATAATGCTGTTAAGGCTGTCAGTGCTCCTACCGTTGCTAAAGCTCCGGATGATACAGCAGGGAATGCAGCTCCCATCAACAGAAGTCCTGCCCCAGCTACCGTAAGACCGGCGCCAAGGGCAAGTGCTCCTGCTGCCAGAAGCAACACACCCGCTGCCGCTATCAGGACAGCTGCGCCAACTAATACAAGTCCTGCACCTACCACTACAAGTCCGGCACCAAGAACAATGCATCCTGCTCCGGCTACTGCAGCCCCAGCGCCAAATACGATCATGCCTGCTCCGAGGGTTGCGATGCAAGCCGCTCCCTGAATTCCATATTGCACAATGGTCGGAAGCACACCTGCTACTATGGCAAGCCCAACACTTGCCAGCAGTGCTCCGGTTGAAACCAGTAATATAGCTACACCAAAGGCAACGAGACCTACTGCTCCGGCTGTCAATGCTGGTCCTAGTGCTGCTGCGCCAAGAGCAAGTCCGACAATTGCCGCAACCATACCAACCATACAGCCTATAGCAAGCGGTCCCGCATTCGCTAGATTAACAGCCGCCAGTGATAATATAGCAATCCCCGCTGCCGCAATCAGGACAGCTGCACCAAAGACAATGAATCCGGTTGCTCCGGCCGTCATAGCCGACGCCACATTTTTGGCAACAACCATTAAGCCTGCTACTGCAACCGTCATGCCGATCAGTACTCCTGCTGCCAGTGGTCCAGCTTGTGCTATTTGCACGGCCGAATATGCCAAAAGGGAAAATCCTGCTGCAATCAATGCTACTCCTGCTCCGATCGCTACAAATGCTTTTGCTGATTCTACGATAGTCCCTGATGATTCTTTACTTGCAATGCCTACCGCTTTTTCACCTGCTGCTACACCAAATAACTTACCTGCCAGTGTCGCTATTCCTTTTCCTGTCATGCTCACAATTGCGCCCGCAAAAGTTTTGACACCAGGGGCAACTGCACTGACTATTTTAAAGCCTTTAAAAGCAACATATAATTTCGGTAACAGTGTAATCGCTTTTGCCACTTCTTTATCATGATCTTTTAGAAAATCCGCAAATGTAGTCAATGCACCTGTTGCAGTTCCTATGCTTTCGGAAAAATTCTCCACACTTTTCCTTTTCCCAAAGGCTCCTGTAAGTTCCTGTACTTCGTCAATAATCGCACCCGCCGCCTCTCCAAAAGCTTTTCCGACCTCTGTTGCATCTGTTTTTAGTACGTTCCAGTATGGAGATATAATCTGAATTGCCTTTGGAATTCCAACAGACAATTTTTCAAATCCAGTATCCACCTTGTTTGTCATCCCATTGATCGCATCAATCACTTTAGGTTTTGCGAATGTATCATAAAGGTTCATCATTCCGCTTACTGCAGATGCTTCCAAGTTACCCATAGCACCTTCAAATGTAGTTACGGATGTAGCTGCTTCTTTTGCCATATCGGTCATACCAATGTTATTGATAGCCTGTCCGAGCATGTCTGCGGTAATTGCACCCTTTTCCATTGCTCCTTTGAAGTCGTTCCCTAATGTTGGATTCAGCTTAATCAACTCTTTCCGTAAGCCTCCAGCAAGCTGCGGACTGGCATTAATGATTTGGTTCCAATCCTGAGCATGTAAAGCTCCTGCTGCCATTGCCTGTGAAAACGCAAGTGCTACCGAGGAATATTCCTTTGCACCTCCACCAAATACAGCAACTGCATTACCGACTGCTTCCGTCAACTTGTCTGCGTCTTTGATTCCATTTGCCGAAAGTGAGCCGAATGTACTCATAACATCCTGCAGGGAGAATACTGTTTTATCCGCATATGTTTTTAATGTACCTGTTGCTCCGGCTATTCTCTGTATTTCCGCTTCGGAATACCCGGAAAACCTCATAGCTGCCTGCAACTTATACATGGAATCCGATGTTTCTATCGTCTCTTTCGACAAATCACTGACTGAATTTGTCACCAGCGACATCGCCTTTCCACCGATTGCAGCCATTGCACCAAATCCAAGACCGCCGGTGAGAGTGGTTTTCAGATTATTTGCATATCCCTGGCATGATCTCATAATGGATGAAAAGTTTTTGTCCTGCGCTGATAATATTGCTTTTACACTATACGACTCTGCCATCCTCTCACTCCTCTCTATCCAGCAGTTTGGTTATTCCAGCAAATCTGGATGGTTTCCTTCGATTCTTCATCTTTCTCAGTTCTTTATCAAAATCAAAGAACTGCCGGAATCTCTTGTAAACTGGTTTGGTCTTGCCTTTGCCGGCTTTCTTTTCTGCCTTTACCGCAAAATTCAAAAATGCCTGACGATGTTCATGTAAACTCTCGTCAAGCATCCGAAGCTCTAAAGCCTCCATCATAAGTTCATATTCCGCCAATGTCAGCTGATCCACCTGTTTAAATGACGTGAAGCCAAAATACCGGAAGCAATTCCTTGCTACGGTCTTATATAGGTCTTCTTCTACAGCTCCTGAGCCTTCTTCTTCGCCATCTGTTCTTCGTACTCTTTCAAGATCTCTTTCACTGCTTTCTTGGTAGCATTTGCTTTCGATAAAAAATCTTTTGTTTTCTCCATGAGTTCATCGATGTCTACCTCTTCCGAATCAATGTAAGAATCTAACATTGCCTTTGTTACTCTTGGATTCTCTCCCTTATTTGCCAAATCTAACAGATCTACCAGCGCGTTCGGTTCCTGGTCAACCACAACACTAGCGATCAGATACCTTGCTCCTATTTCTTTTGTGGTTCCCGGCATTCCCTGAACCGGAACTACAGTAAGCTTATTTGCTTCTCTTAAGAATCCCATTCCAAATTTAAACTGATATACTGTTCCGTTGATTGTAAGTTCCATCATATTTTTTATCTCCCTTCTGTGCGATGTCGCACATCAAAAAAGAGGACAATTCTTCTCGCCCTCTTAAGCTCCTGTCTTCTGAGTGTCTGCAAATACATATGCTGCTACTTCCTGCTGTTCTGCAGTAACCGTTGCATAGCCATCTACGCCTTTTCCTTCCAGTCCAAATGTCAACGATAACTCAACATTATCCTCTGCATTGGATGTCTTATCAATTTCCGTAAGATATCCCTGGAAGTATTTTGCTTTAAACTTATTGCTCGAACTTGCCTGTGGCTCTGCCAGATTTACTTCCCAGATTTCCATCTTTTCATCATCATCAAGTGCTGCTTCAAGTTCATCAATGAATTTATCTCCTTTTTTTAAAAGACTGGAAGCTGTGATTTCCACCTCTGCTGTCCCTGGAGTACGCACCGTTCCATCTTTTGTTGCTGTTGTATCAGCATCTTTTGACTTGGTACGCTCATTCTCGGTTGTAAATGCAAGTGCCTTTGCATCATGATCTTTCTCCGTACTCAGGATGCGGTACAGATATACGATCTTTTTTCCTGCTACTGCTTCTGCAAATAACTGCAGTCCAAATAACTTTCTGTTCTTCACTATTGTCATCTCCTAACTAAATTTAAATGCCACTTCTAGGATTCCCATAAGAAGCGGCTGTTTCGTTGTATTATCCGGCAGGATTCTCTGTGTCGGTCTCTGCATATTCCAGGCATAGTGCGCTGTACGTTCGATAGACCTGCAGATGTTTTTGATATCTGCTAAGATACCTGATACCGTTCCTCTCTGCCGTATATTATCATGCCAGACTTTCAACGTTAGATTAGTCTCGCCGATAATCTCATTCTTTGTAGCCTGATCACTCTCGGAGCAATCCGCCAGGTAAACAAAAGGATACGGCGTGTCCTCCGGCGGTAAAACCGTGTCATGCACACCAACTCCCGTATCCTTATATTTTTCTTTCAATGCCATCAAAACGGCGCTGAACAATTCCTGCTGTGGATCCATCTTATCACCTCACAAGCTCCTTCATATCTGCCTTGAATTTTTCCTTCTGTTCTTCAAATGCCGGACGTATATGTGGCTTCCCTTTCATGAATCTTGTTCCATATTCCTGATAAGCTGCATATTCCGCTGTTGATTCAACCTCTGCAGTCATGCCACCATCTGTAATTTCCAAAAAAATTACATCATGCAAGTGTCCGCTATCTATCGGTGCCTCTTTTTGAGCTTTTTTCTGCATCGCTGATCCATTTTTCTTTACTGCACTCTTAACAGCAGACAGATCCATGTTCTTAGTCAGTTTAGCTTCCAACTTTTCAAAGCCTATCAGCTTTACTCCCATCACACCACCTCCGACGCAACATATACCTGCTTCGTCCGAAGCTTCCTGCTGAAATCTACACCGTATGTTTTATTCCCTACGCGAATCCTGTCAAACGGCTTGTCATAATGATTCTGCAAGTGAATGGTAAGGCTGCCTTCCTTAATCCCGGAATAGACAAGCATCATCGTATTCGTACCGGTATCCATGACTGAGGCAAACTTCATATCTTCCGATATCGTGTCTTCCCCGTAATTACCGGTAGCCGGATCATACTCTCCAGGGGTGAGTTTCTGGAAGTATATAGGTGTGTCATATCTCATAGGAATCTCACCTTACCTTTCTTTGATTCTTTCTGATCATCCAGATATGCCCGGATGTCATCCATATATCCCGCAAAATCATTCTCCGACCAAGAAAGACTTTCTCCCTCAACACTGTGAGAGGAAAGCCCTTCCGAACCGATTCTGTTGAACCGTATGATTGACACATCCAGGATGATATAATTCATCTCTTCCGGAGGTTCCAATCCCCCGAGAAGAAAGCGCAGTCTTTGTTCGGTGGCCTTTAAAATCAGCAGTAATTTATTTTCTAAGGCTCCGTCTATTTCTTCCGGCAGTCCCAACAAGGCTTTCAGATCTTCAATCATACGATCCTCCTATTCTGCCGGCTCTTTATTTTCGGGTTCCTTCTTTCCGGCTTTTGGTGGTTTTTCATCGACATCTGTATTGGTCACATTATCCTGATCCTCTTCTACCAGTTCGATCAGCGGAGTGCGCTGTTTGTTGTTACTGCCGGCCAGCTCCTCGATTCTTTCTTTGCTGACATCTACTCCTTCACGAGGGAAGATATCTCCCTCGTTATAGGAATGATCGTTATCATGGAGATCAATAAAATGCTTGATTACCTTATACATACTTTTTTACCTCCTATGCTCCCGGATTGACAGTTACAGCTACATCACCAGAGCGAACAGCTTTGTAGTTCTGATCACATTCAACCAGCGTGATATGGTGAGTTGCTGTTGAAGCAATCTCTGATTCACCGTCCCACTTAGACCAGTTCTTAACATCCATGCCGTAAGTTACTGCTGTTGCAGCTGCAGCATCTTTGTACTTCCAGCAGTTTCTCATTGACATCAGCTGCTCTTTCACTGTCAGCTTTGTGGTTCCTGCTTCTGATCCAGCCTCTGACGTTACATTTAACGATCCTAATGTCTGTGTATCAGATTCTCCTACAGAGATGTAAGCAATCGCATCCAAATACTCGCAGAACAGACGTAAGCCCATGATTGCGTAATTATCGGAAATCATACGGCTGTATGTTCCCTCTGAGTGGAATCCAATAAATCCTGTCTCTGAATCCGTTGTGAATTCAAGTCCAGCTTTGGCAAAATCTGAATCTCCCGGATCAACATAATATGCGATCATGTTGTTGAGCGGTGTTGCAATTACAACATTCTGCGGAACCTCAGAAGTAACAAATACAACATCCGCTCCGAGGAAATTTGTCAGATACTTGAAGCCGAATGCAGTCTGCAGTGTAATATCTGCTGCACCGAGATACTTGTACACATCCAGAGTGTTTACCCAAACAGCTACTCCGGTTGCCGTTCTCTTCATCTTCTGGAACTTAGCCACAACCTTTCCGATCGCCATTGCAACAGCCATCTGCCAAGTTGTTTCGTGTCCTGTAAGAGATCCGGCTTTTAACTGTGCGTAGAATTTATCAGTCACTACATTCTGCAGATCGGACTTGAACTCATCATCCGTATCCTGTACTGCCGCCTCATAACCTTTTTCCGAAATGGCTTCAAGAGATACGCCTTTACGATATTTTTCAATCTTGATCGTATCAAAAGGCTTTTCTTCTACTGTGTATCTGGACATCGGGATTTCTTCGCCTTCTCCAACATCTCCTGACTGCAGTTCACCTTTTACCGTTTTGGTCTTTAATACCGAATTGTTTTCCTTCCTGATCATTCTGGTAATTCCCAGAATATCTAACAGTGCCTTCAGGTTCTTACCAAAGGATGTGACAAAGTCAATCTCTCTGGCTTTTACCTGGACCTGCACTTCTCCTGTCAGGTTATTCGGTGCTGCAAATACCTGCAGACCTAATCTTCTAATATCATGCATGTTTCATACTTCCTTTCTTACTGAAATAATGTAATATTCTCAGCAATCAGTTTCTGTCTTTCCGACGGATTCTTCACTGCTAAGATCTGTTCTTTTGTCATTGATGGTTTATCTCCACCGTTACCGGCTTTTGGAGGTTTTCCCTTTAAGGCATCTTTCACTGCTTTCTGGACAGCTTCTTTGTACATAGTAGAAAAGGTTTCCACTGCCGCCTTGGTTCCATCTGCATCTTCTGCTACAAGATTCATAACCAGTTCATCTGGAATGTTGATATCCTCATCTGCCAGCATCTTGCGAGCTTCTTTCGCCATGTCCGATCTGGCATTCTGGCGCTGCATTTCTTTTAGAGCATCCTCCGCTTTCTTCGCCCTGTAGTTTGCTTTTTCCTCGTTGGTCATCTGAGCGAGCTTTTCCGCTTCTGATACCTTGTCATCCGTCAGCGTCTTCCATTTGGTCTGTGCATTTGTCACAGCCGTATTAACTGCCTTCTGGACACGCCGGTCGAACTCTGACTGATTGCCTTCCAGTGCCAAAAACTCATCAAATGACATTGTTGTGTTACCGCTATTTCCAGGATTTCCCCCAGCTCCAGCACCGTCTCCTTCTCCGGATCCACCGCCGTCTCCTCCAGGCTCTGTAAATAACTGCAGGTTACTCATTGGAATTCTCCAGTGATTATTCATGTGTTTCATCTTATCTATCCTTTCCGCCCCGCCCCATTCATTTAAGCCCAGGTCGTTGCATCTTGAATGTGTAGTTTAACGACATCCCGGTCACATTAAGTTACATGATCCGGACATACTCCGGAAACTCCTCGGCAATCATGCAGATGCCAATGAAAAAGGAATCCACCAGAGTTTTTGACTTCTCCGATAGATTCCCATACTTTATATCCACCCTTCCGGGAGATATCTCATATTCAATTTTATCGTCTGTCAGATCCTTTATGGACTTGATCAGTGTCAGTGCAAGTGCTGTTACACCGGCACAGACGATATCTGATCCGGAAACAGCATAATTTGCATGTCCGGATATCTTTATTTCATCCTTGCGGACAGTTACTTCAATCAAGGCATCCCACCTCCTGAAATGTGGCAAAGATTTTCGATGATTGAATTGCTAACCAATCCACCATTTCTTCATTTTGCGCCCAAGCGGATATCATATTCGAGTTTGCAGATAAGCCGCTCTCTTCCAAATATGCATGTATAATTTCATGTCTCAGCACACGGTTCATATGTCGTTTTCTTCCTTCATCCGTAAAATCTTTATCCTTGTTTTTTAAAATATAAATTTCTCTATTACATCGATTAAACAAACCATCTGCATATTCTCCCACGCCTTTCAATCGCTCCGGATACTCGTCTACAAAACGAATATCGTAACATGTCCCCATAATACTAACATTCATATCTTGCAATCCTGTCACCTCCTTGTGCTAAAATGAGTATAAAAATACCACCAATCATTATGATCAGTGGCTTTTCTAAATAAATGGTATCATATCTTTTACATCTTTCAATGTTTTCTTGGCTTTCTCAATCAATGAATTTTCAAATAAATACTCTATTCCCTTTGGAGTGATAATAGCTTCTTGCAAATCACCAAAAATTACTCCGTCTTTTGTATGATTAACCCTAATCCCTTTAATATACTCTTCGTTAATCAAGCTTAAAAGAATGTATATCCAATAATTTTCTGGAATATTGTACGTCGATGCAACTAAATACTCAGCTTCTGGTTTTTCGCCCTTTTTCAGGCAATCGTAAAGGTACTTTAAAACTCGGTATACAATCACAAAATAATCATTTTGAGCCATTTATCTCACTTCCTTACTCTTGAAGTAATTTACACTTATTCTACAAACTCTGGCAATTCTTTTTTCAGCTTTAATGATTTTTTAATATCTCTCACATATGCTTTATATGAGCTTTCTCCGTATTCCAGCTCCATATATCCATCAGGAGTACGACCGAACATTTTGTAGTAATCGTCATATAGCTTTTCCAACTCTTGTGTCATTTTTCCATACCACATTACTTAACACCAAGCAACTATATCTTTTTCCGGGAAAGTGTTCTTTTCACAGTATTCTTCCAGACGTCTCAACGCATGTGCTGCATAGCTTGTACTATATCCATCCGCTTTTTCTTCAATATCTCTTTCCCTTGTTGTTTTTCTAAAAATAACAATACCATATTTTTTTGAATCTTCTGGATAATATCTGTACTTTACATCCACTTCTGTAACTTCAATTAATTCAAGTCTCAGCATCTGTCCACTTCCCTTCTACAAATTATTTTTCTTTTTAAACTCCATTAAAGCTTTTTGATAATTATATTTTTTCTCTGCCAACCGATGCGCCTCTTGATAACTCAAATGCTCTTTCTTCATCAGTTCATACTCTAACCGTTCATGCTTCAGCATTATCAAATCATGCTTTTGGATATTCTTGCCTTCCCGCAATCTTCTGAATGATTCTGCCATATCATAGTCGGGATCAAATCTTCTCTTTCCGCCATATAACTCATGATCATTTATAAATACATGATCATATACCTTGTTAATGCTCTTTTCCGATATTCCTGTATTATTTGCAATAGACTTAACTATATTACTCTTTTTACTGCGTCTCACAGATTCATAATACTTAATAGCGTGGGCATCTCTTTTAACATATAGCGGATCGTTCTTATCCGTAAGAGCTCCTTTTACAGCTCCTGAATTTATTATATCATTTCCCTTGCCTTTTGCAACGGTCTTTACAGGTGTCTTATTGATTTTAATATTGGACTTTTTAAAATATTTATCTACAGTTGTAAGCACCTTCTTTGAATATGTGAAATCCGAACCATATTCAGACGGCAACTTTATTCCCATTTCTTTCAGCTTCGCTTGTGTAAACGCTTCTGCAAAAAATTCATCAATAGAACTACTTCCATGCTCATATCCACTAATCCATCTGGATGTATCTTGTTTTGCATCAACATCTTTTTTATATGCCCGGCGAATTTTCTTGATTTCCTTCCAAAACTCCCCGTCATTTGTAAGTCCATACTTATCTGCTGCAGAGTTTGCCATTGTATGTGCAAATTCATGTACCGCTGTCCTGATATCTTTAGCTGACAAATTCATCGTAGCACCTGACATGTCGACAGTTCCTGCTGCTTTTTTAGCTCCTACAGTAACATGTTGAAGTCTCGTATTGTACTCTTTTGTCAATCTGGTTATAATCTGTTCTTGCTCTTTGTGCGGATTTCCCTTCCAATCAAATTGAACAGCTTGACCGTTTTTGTTGATTGCTTCAGCTTTTTCGGCAAGTCTTTGCGCCATTCTTTCTTTTCTTCGTTTTCTCAGCTCTTCACTTTCTTTGGAAGCTTTCCAATCTTCGAAATTCAATCCATGTTCCTGATAGCTGTTTATCCACTCCTCATAAGCCTCATTATCCATATATGCGGCTGTGCTGCAATGACAGTTCGGATGCATTGGTGGAGCATTCTCTCCCGGCATCATATCATCTACCTTGAAATGCTTATCGTCCAGTCCTTTGCAAATCGGACATACATCGCCTTTTGTGCATGCAACATACACATACTCATCAAAGCCGTTACGGATAAAAGACTGCTTCTGAGCCTCTGTCTGCACTCTTGCAAGCTCTGTTACCATGAGTCGTTCAGCATTATAGGCTGATACTCCAAAACGCTTCGTTAGATGTCTAGCGAGTTTACGCGGATTCTCTCCTTTAATCAGTCCAGATGCAAGCAGTCCTTCCAACTCTGCTTTGAGCATACCATGGTACATCCAAATACGGTCTGAATATGTGGCATTTTTGAACGATGCATTCACAATTGCATGAGCATACTTTTCGTTTTTCATAATACTCTTTCCAAGGATCCCCGCCTGCCTCCGGAATTCATCCAGTGTTCTCTTTGTCAGTTTCTTATCGAAATACTTTTGAAGATCATCAAAGCCTGATACCATCTCCAGGCCAATGTTCGCCTTCAGGAGCTCTAGCCGATTCACTTTCATAGTCAGGTTGTAGATCCGCATCTCTTCATTCGCTTCATCCGAGAAATCTTTCTTTGCCACGTACTTCTTTGCCTTTCTGGCATAGGCATCGATGTCAAGCTTATCTGCGCGCTTTTTGGCTTCTGCCATCGTAATGCCTTCTTTTTTGGCATATCTGGCATAGAACCCATTTATTTCCTTTGTGATTTCATCTATCATGGATTGATAGATTTCCTGAATCTGGCGGTTATACTCTTCTTCGTCTATGATATTATGTTTCTTTGCTTCCGTTTCCCGGTTCTTCCAGTACTCCTGGCTTGCCATCACCTGCACCTCCGAACATCTGCATCATAACAGGATCTGTCTTGGCTTTTTCCTGTTCGCTCTCGATTTTTTCCATCTCATTCTGCACATTATCCACGACAGACAGTACGCCAAGCTGTGTCTCCTGTGATACGATTCCATCCAAGTTGCCAGCAATCTGGCTCTCTTCCAGTACATTCGATGGAATATTCGGTGTGAAATGGTAATGCAGCTTCACCCAGTCATCTTCTTTCATTCCGGATACCGGATTCGAAAAGATCAGCTTGTACCGCCGGTTCATTCCAGATGTAAACTTTCGTTCTTTTGTCTTGGCCAGATTACTCATTCCCTGTAGTTTATACTTCATGGCAATGCCAGAGCTTGTACCGAAATTCTCATCTGAGATATTCGCAACCATGCCGATCTGGAATATTAATTTCTCCAGACGATCAATCAAGTTCTCCTGTGTGGTATCTCCGTTTGGTTTCTGCAGGAAGTCAACTATAACAGTATCAGCGTCTCCTTCCAGATTAATGATTCTGTTATCACGGATATGCTCCAAATCTTCATCTTCCAATTTACTTCCAAGTACTTTCATGTATGCGTCTGCAAAATAATCTACGTCATTCGCTTTTTCACTGATTGCCTTGTTATAAGCATCAATCATCGAGATTGCCGGTTCAAAGATGCATGTGCGCTCCTTGTTCTCCACATACTCCGTAGCCGGCACTCCGTCAAATCCATGTATCTTTTCCTCTTCCTCCCAGACAAGCTTTCCCTTCTGGGTAAACCACCGTACCTTGGTGTCATCTGATACACTGCCATGCAGTACATCATTCGAATCTATGTACAGTCGAACGAAATACCGTTCCCTGCACAGCACCGAATCATCGTAGATCATAAACGCATCGAACGGTGTCAGATATGTAATCCCGATATTTCCCAGTTCATCCACGTAATACATCTCGTATCCTTTGCCGTAAATGCAACAGATCTTCGACAGCTCCGCATTATTATCATCCTGATCATTGTACTGATCCAGGAGTTCCACATATTTTTTGATGTTGCCTGCAGCATCACCATCCACAGATATCTTAATTGGATTCCCGATAAAATATCCGTTAAATGTATCCACCATATATTTTGCGAAGTTCACAGCAATACGATTGTCTGGTTTATAATCCGGCTTCGGCTTCTGGTGAAAAATCTGGTAGTCTGTTTCATACGCATCTTTCAGATGTTTGAACCGAAAGGCGCACTCTGCATTATGTTTTGCTATGAATTCATTCAGTTTGTTATCTGTCAGATCTTCCTCTGACGGTAATCGAAATAGCACTTTATAGTCCTCCTTTCAGGTTTCTATTTAAACGAGGTTTATCCCCAAAGATTGTATAGACGAAGTATCTTACTGCGTCCATTGCATGATCATATTGTTTTATCGGCTTATCTTCCCCTCGTTCAGCGGCTTTTGCATCCCAAATGTAAGATGCAAACTCTTTGATCGTGTTTTGACAAACATTGGAAAAGATAATTTTAATCAAATTCAGCTTTGTGGACACCAGTCTGATACCATCTTCTACATCGTTCTTTGCTTTTATTACTCTAAATCCTCTTTTTCTCAGCTCGGCAATAAATGAAGCTGCTGCCGGATCGACGATAATAGCTTTGATCTCTGTTCCATCTAGCCAGCTTTCCAAATCGTTTGCATATTCTGCATCTGTCTTTTGCCTTCCTTTGTCTCGTCCAGAGTAATAGTATTCTCTAGTACAGTACCAGACACCATCTGTTCCTTTGTTCCACAGCAGGAAAACTGTGGCATTCTGTGTTCCATAATCGCTACTAACATATCTATTGCTACTTATCAGCTTTGTTTGGAATTCATTCGGATCTTCCACATGTTTTTCGTTGTCGAACATGTCATAAATAACACCTTCTGCCATCGCCCACAAGCCGAGAATGTAACGTTTGTAGAATACCCCTCTGTATGTATTCCGGTATCTTTCTTTGATCTCATCGCTGAGGCTCAGGTTATCATCCATAACAAAATGTACGTATAGGATATTCTTGACCGATTCATCTTTCGCCCTTAGCTCTGCTGCCCTTTCTTTTCCAATGTATCCAACAGCTCGGTCTATCCAATTGACTTTAAACCAATGGTAAGGTCCGGAAGGGTTGCAGTTAAACCAGAACTTCGATCCATCTACCGAACATCGGCCGGTAGCCTGATTCACGAAACTTTCCGGCATAAGCGCCACTTCATCAAAGAAGACTCCTGCCAGTGTGATTCCCTGTATCAGATCCTGGGAGCTTTCGTCCCTTCCACCGAATATGTAGAAGTTATTAGTCGTTTTTCCTCTTGTGATCACTATCAGGTTGTCGGCTCTGTGGTCTACCACACCGTAGCCTCTTGCCTTTAGCATGAGTTTTAACCAAAACAGTACGTTTCTTCGAAATGATCCGATGGTTTTCCCGCACATGGCGAAATTCTGTCCGTTGAACGTTTCCATCGCCCACATCACGTAGGATAGCGACATACACACTGTCTTTCCCGATCGGATAGCTCCATCTGCTATAATCCCATCGTAATCTTTTACGGGCGACGTCGCACACCACCATGTCAGTACCTGTTTCTGCTTTTTTGAGAACGGTTTGAACTTGAATATCTGATTATATACTGTCTGCAGACGGCTTTTCTTCATAGCCTGGATCTTTTTCTTCAGATTTGTGATCTTTTCATACATCCTGATCACCCCAAACTTCTGAAGCTGTAGCGTTCATGGCATCCATGAATCCGTCGTCCGCTGTTTCATGCGATCCTCCATCCTGTTTCATGATCTGGAGTTCTAACTGCATCGTAGCAAGTTCTAACTTGGCATCATCGTAGCCAAACTTATGGATAGCTTCGATTGCCTTCTGTTTCTTGGCCTGTACCCTCGTGAGTGCATCTTCTATCTGCTGGATCTGGCCAAGTATTCCGGCATATTCTTTTAGTTTTGTACATTCTCCTTTTTCCAGTCCATCGGTGTATTTTACTACCAACATTCCCGGCGGCGGCTTCTCATCCTCGTTTTGCTGTGTTTCAGCATTTTTCAATGCTTCTATTCGGTGCAACATGCGGTATTCACGAACCGTAAGTAGCTGTATTTCCTGTAGGAGCAGTTGCTCTTTGTCGAATCCAATCGTCTCGGCCAGCTGCAGTTCTTCCGGATTCAGGGTATCAAAAAAGAGAGTTTCGAACTCTCCTGTCTTAACTGCATTCTTGTTTCCCGGCGGCCCTGTCCCGCCATGCCCTTTGGCATTTTTGTTTCCCGGCTGACCGCCTCTTTTTTTCGCAACGTTGCGTTTTTTCTTTTGCAACGTTGCATTATCCCAGCACTGTCTGTTCTTCCAGCTCCGGACTGTCCCAACCGGAACATCCAGTTCCTTAGCAATCTCAATTAATTTCAGCCCTTTGTCATATAATTCTTTCGCTTCAATAGCCCTCTGATCGGGTGCTCTTGCCACGCCTCACCACCCCTCATTCATTTCGTTTTTGTTTTTTATCTTTCAACAATCTCGTTTTATCTTTTATTTTCACGTAAAAAGGTGGCAGCATCATCTGCTGCCACCTTCAGGGTGAGTATGTCCTTTTCAATTTTCGGACAATATCATAATAACACACTTTTATGTGCCGTGAGTGGTGATGTTTTGTGTGTTTTATATTTTTTTTGACATCAACCAGTAAAATTTCCTCCTTGCTCTGTAATATTTCTGATTCCCGCACGGGAGCCCTTTGGCATCCCGAAGGTATATGTAAGTCGCATAATCTGTGGTAACCCCTTCTAATAACCACTGATAGATATCTGCATCCGCCTCTATTGCTGTCTGCTCGATTCGTTCACATTTTTCCTGTAGCTCCGCACGTTTGATAGCCAGGCATTCTGTAGCTGACGCCTGGCTTGGACTCCCCTTTCCTTCTTGTCCATATTGTATTGCTTTCACAGTATCTGTCATATTTTCAAGTTCTTCCCGCCATTCCGGATATTGTAAGCAATGATGGATAACTTCCAGATACCTGTGTTTGCTGATTCCATATTTATCTTTATTGATCGGTCTTCTCTTCAACTCTATACTTCCTCCCCGTCCGCCTGTCCTTGATTGTTATGATATCAAATCCAAACAAACTTGCTATGTCTTGCAGATCGGTCAGTGCCCTGCGCATATGGTAGGGCATCTGGTTGTGTCTGCGCAACGCCCTTTCTGCTGTCGGATCCTGATAACCTTCATGATTCATGGTTCTCCTTTCTGTGCGATATCGCACACATGTTTTTTACCACAGCGCTTTCTTACGCTTCCTCCCCTTTACAAATACTGTGCATTCTTCCGGCTTACAGCCTCTGCTGTGTCCTGCAACTGCGATATAGTTACAGCGTCCCATTCCGGTTCTCCCTGACCTGTAGACGCATTTCTTACACAGGTGTCTGTCTTTATTCGGAGACTCCTTAACTTCTTTTGCCGCGGCCTCTCCTTTCTCCTCCGGCCGATGCCGGAGGGAATTCTATGTTGACTGGTTATTCGTGATACAATGCCAGTTGGTGCTATTCTTTATATTTTTCTTCTATCTTCCGGAGCTGCTCTACGTGCCGCAGTACTCTCTTCTTGTCCCACCATTTTTCTATCTCCTTTGCTGTGTGTAGGACGCATGGGAAAATTACAGGGTGTAGGAATGCTGTTAGCCATATCCCGATGATCATGTTTCGTGTCATCTGCCTGCTCCTTTCATGAATTGGTTGTACATCCGTTTCTTCCAGCCTGTTTCTGGTGGTGCTGGTCCACGGTTATGTTCGGCCAGAGTCCTTATCAGATCTTCGAATTCTGTGGCCGTCTGTTCTGAAAGTTCTTCCCGAAGATCTACATTGCTCATCCAGCTGAATCCGTATTTTCTTAATATATCCTTTCTTGTCATTACAATTTACCTATTACCCTTTTTCCTTCATCTGTCTGTTTCCATTCATCGTATTCGTCCCACGTGTCTTTTGTAATCACCTCATGCCAATCCCTTGGATGTTCCTGTAATATCTCCGGATGTTTCCGCTTTAAAAACTCTTTCATTCCCGGTGTTCCTAAAAATATCATTTTTTCTTTCTCCTCTCTTCTGTTTCCCATTTACACATATCCCACCATTGGCAGATTAAACAGCATCCCAGGCATTTGTTTGTCCGTACCATATGGAACCAGTGTTTTAATTTTTCTTTTATTTCCATGTTACTCACCTCTTCTTATGCATCTCAGCAGATCTTCTATGCCTTGTTCATAGCCCTCTTTATACTTCTGTGCTTTTTCAAGTTCTCTACTGCATTTGACGCTCGCTTCATGCTGCAGTCTGTTGGCTGCTTCTTCTATCTGGTCATATTCCTGGCTGTTCAATGTTTCCACCGCCTTTCACCAATTCGATTGCTTCTATATATGCCTGTATGTAATCTTCTGCTGTATTATTGGCAATTTCATCAAGCTTATCCGCCGGTTTTTCTACCATTAATCTTCCGGCATATTCTATCTTGTCTTCCAATTTCTTTACAATTGCTTCCGGATTGTATGCTGTAGTGTAGCTTTTCAGCATTTTGATTTCTATTCTGCAATCTTCTATGTTTTTCTTAATTCTTCGTACCTTTTCATCTATGTCATATAGACTGCTGCCAGGCATTCCTCCTGATTTCCAGCGGTCAATGGCTTTGTACGATCGTTTTATTTCTTCTTCAATCTTCTTTATTTCTGCGTCTACATCGATTAGTCTCATTTTCTGATCTCCTCACATTCTTCGCAATCATCACAATCTCCATCGCACATTGCGTTGTCGCAATCATCTTTATCCATGTCAGAGCACCACATATTCATTACATTGCACCATTTCATCTCTCAGCACCTCCTATATTTCTCTGTTTCCATAATACAGAGCACATTCTTTACATTTATCTATCGGTTCTCCTTCGCCGTTTCCTGTTCGTAATCCGGCACATCTATCCTCTTCATATCCGGGATGTTCATATTTGTGAGCCAGATAACAGTTGTCAATTCCCTGTTTTACTGTTATGTGCATCTTTATCCTCCTACATTTCGCCCAAATCTTTTAAGTTTGATTCGTATAGTTTTGGCAGCTTCATCCATGCTATTGTTTTCCCATCAATCGGGAAATATGTGGCATTCGGGCAGTTATCGCATACCTCATACCATCCCTCCGGAATCCACCAATCATCTTTTTCTTCGATGTATTCCCAATCATCTGGAATTCCATCTTCCATACACCATCCTGAATCCTCTGTAGTTACGTGTTGATATGGTATATATATTGCCTTTAAAACTGTGCAGTACCGTCCTTTTTCAACAGTCACAAGCACTTCATCGGACCACTGCCCTTTCTCACACTTCGGTACCGTATTTGCGTTCCACTGTGCCATCTTTGTCATCCTCCAAGTAATTCTTTATACCTAATGCTCTGAATTCTTCTCTTGTGTGGGTTTCTTCGTATTTTTTCTGGAAGATCCGGCATAACAGTTCTCTGGTCTCTCTGCAGTTATGTACGGCTCTTGGTCCGTCTTTGTGGTGATCTCTACACAGATAGACTTTAAAGCCGTTCTCCTCACTGACTTTTCTCAGTCCACCACCATAGAACACATGGTGTTCTTCCGTGTACTGCTGCCGGCGGATGCCTTCCATTCTGCATAGAAAGCATTCTCCTTTCACTGTGTCCACGATCGGAGCTGGATGGTGCTTTCTTTTTTTCTTCCTGGTTGGCTTCGGGAACATTAATTCACACATTCAATCTCATTCCCTTCTCCATCTACTTCAGTCTCGAAGAATTCCTTCCAGAATGATTCCTTCGTCAATACCCCGAAGCTTACTCCCGGCATATTACGGATTGCCTTTTCCATGGCTTTTCCCATGTATTCTGCTGCCGTATCGGCATCGACAGAAGATATATATAATCTTCTGGTGGCGTATGCTGGCTTTACTTCTTCAGGTAACTCCTGCTGCTCTGGTGGATTCATATTCGGCGGGCAGTATTCCGGGAAATCTTTGGTCAGTTCTGTCTGTCCCGGAATCTGAGTTTCATCAGTATTTTCCTGTTGGAACTCGGTTTTTGTTTCCGGAGTTTCTTTTGTCTTTTCCGGTTCTTTTTCTTCTGGTTCTGCAGATACTGTAGTGGTGTCAGGTGTCTTAGTAGCTTTTTCTTCATTTTCTGTCGGTAATTCCTCACTTTTTATCGGTGAATCCGACTGTTTTGTTTCTGAATCGGCTGATTTTGTTTCTGATCGTTCCGATTTTGCTGGATTCCGTTCCGGTTTTGTTGGATTCCGTTCCGGTTTCTTTGCTTTTACCACCTTGGATTCTTTTCTCTTTTTCGGTTGCACCGGTGCAATTTCTTCTTTTTTCGGGAATGATTCACCATAAACCTCCTCCCATGCCTTTTCCGCATCTTTATTGTCTGTGATCATTGTGCAGTAGCTCAATGCATCGTCCCAGGAATAGAACTCTTTCTCTCCCGACCGGACCATGTGCAATGTAATATCTTTCGACTCATGCATATAGAGCATAATCCGGCCAATTCCCTGGATACGGGTGCTGTAAATCTTATCTCCGTCCGGTGCAAGTACTTCCTGCAGATATTTTGTTCCGCAGGTTGTCCGTACTGTTTCGTGCATGGTTTTATATAATTCCGGTTCATCATGGAATATCTGGTGCAATGCTTTCTCCAGGTTGCCGAGGTCTTTCTGTTCTTCCTTCTGTCCTTCCAGGATTACTTCGATATCCGTGATTTTCTCTTCCTCTTCGATTTCCTCTTTTACTGCCTGAATCTCTGTTTTACTGTATGCCGGTGTTAGTTCTTCCACTACTTCTTCCGGAAGTGTCAACATTAATGCAAGTTTCGCATAGCCGAACCCCTGGTACTGCTCCTGAAGTTTTGGAGAATAGCCACCTTCTGAGAATTTATCGTTGACTCTTATATACCTCGATACCTGAGAGGCGTCCAGTTTGTATTCGCCCCAGGCAAATTCATTTACATCGTTATATCCAGAATCTTTCAGAATATCTGTGTCTCTCGCCTGTTTCAGCAGGTAGCCGGTGAGGACAAAGTCCTCTACCGTTCTGTTTAATACTCTGTTTACTGCCTGTTTGAACTCTTCATACCCGTTATAATTTATAAGCTCGTCCATCTTATACCGCCTTTTCTAATAATTCTTCGATTTCTTCTGCGTCCATGAAGTCTTCTGCCAGTCCCTGCAGGACTCTTGTATTACTCTTTGCTTTCAGGTCTTCAATGTTTGCATTCCGCTTTTCTTTGCTGATCCTAGCCAGCTCCTTGTCTGCTTTGGTCAGACGTTTCTTCAGAACCCTCTGCCATTCCTTCAGGAAATCTCTGATCTGTTCAATTCCCGGTTCTTCGTCCATGTAGCTCCTGTGCTGTCTGATTGTTCCGGATGGCTCAACCTCAATCGTGTAGAACGGCACTCCTTCCTGTTCTTTTCTTCTCAAGAAGCAGATATAGGTTTCTCTTGTTTCAATTCGGTCAAAATACCGTTCACTGCTGCCGGCGCAATGATGCAGGGCACGTCCTTCTTTTACGATATCTACCAGTGATTCCGGTACGATGATCTTGTACTCTTCGTTTTCATACTCATAGCGCTCTTTGATCTCGTGTAAGGTCTTCTCAGCCGTTGGGTACTTCTCGCGCATTTCCTGAGCATATTGCTCTCTTTCTTTCTGGCTTGCCATCATTTCTTTCAGAATATCCATTTGCTGTTTATTGATCACAATTTCATCGTGCCGTCTTTTCAGCTCTCTCGGTCGATATGTAAGCTCGTCCTTCATATTCTTTTTGCATGCTTTACACATGCTTAGATAGTCATTGTACTGTTCCAGGACAGCTTCTTCCGTGAATCCCGGATACTGTTCTTTTTGCTGCCGGCGGATGTAATTCATCAGCTGTGTAGTGCTCAGATACTTTCCGGCATGATATCTAATATTTTCCGGTCCAAGTCCGCATCTCAGCAGCCATCTCAGAGTTTCTGTCGGTATCTTTTCTCCTGTTTCGTCTGAATATTGCATCCAGCGAACCATTTCATTTCCGCCGTTTTCGTCACGGATCCGGTTGATTTTTTGCCGATCGTTGATGTAGAACATTTTATTTATGTTCTTTGCCCTTATGTCTAATGGTCCGTAGTATGCCATGTTCCATCCCGGATATTCCGTGCATGCAACAGTTTCTCTCAGTAGATTCCGGAATCGTCCTTTGGCCAGATATTCTATCTTTTCTGCGTAACCTTTTACCTGATATACTCCGGATAGCAGACGGTTGTAGTTTAATTTCCAACCGGCTGCTGCCAGGAATTCTATGATCCTTGTGCCAGCTTCATAAGCAGTGTTCTTCAGCGTTCCCTTGTAATCTCCAGGATACATATAGCCATCCCGTGCTCGGTAATTCAGGTTGTTGCTTTTATGCCATCCTTCCCATGGGATATTGTAAAAAATCTTGTAATTATATCTATTACTCTTAAAGAGGTCCTGTTTGTATATCACAATGCGTATTTCTTCATCAATTTCTATCCGATGCCTTCCGGAATCCCATTCGATATCTACACGGAAGATTCTTAATACACTTGCTGTTTCGTCGATCTTATCAAGTTTATATAAGCTCTCAGGGGGGGCTGTGATATGATCTGTTCTCGTTTTTACCTGAACGAGTTTCCCGCAAGACGGGCATCGCACCATGTCATTGTGAATCGCTTTCTTTTTGCCCTGATGTATCGGCGTCAACTCAGATCTGTCAAATGATTCTCCACAATTTGTGCAGCTGAAGTTCTCTGTTCCTTTTTCTTTAAACATATAATCCTCGCCAGCTGTTTTTTCAAAGAACCATTCATCTGCATCTTTGGGAAGTGCAGGAGCTTTGCTCATGAAATTATTTATCTTCGCTCTTCTGTTATGTTCTGCAGTCTGCCGAATGTCATAATCGTAACTGTATTCCATGTGATCTATCCGACTCCATACATCGTTTGCGCAATATTTATCCTGTGTTATATCCAAGAGTCTCTTTCTATCTTCCTCTGAATCAATCTTTGGATACTTATAATCATGTTTCATCCATACCCATTCGTACCAGTTTCCTTCTATTGCTGTTATGAGTTTTCCTTTCTTCCAGCCATTCTTTTCGGTCCAATATTCGTGTTCTCCTGTTTTGCAGTTGATGCAGTATCTCGCCGCCAGAACCTTGTCATTGAATACATTAATGATTGCAATATCGTCTAATGTCTGGACTGTCGCGATATGTCCTTTTTTCCTGGTCTTTGCTGGTTCTATCTTCTCAATTGCTTTCCGTTTCATCTTGCACCTCCACGAGTTCCCGGTTGGCTGTGATCGTATATTTTACTCCCGGTTTGATTCCGCTCTGCCCTACTACGCCAACCTTGGCCGCTATAATGTTTCCTTCGCTCTCAAGGATCCATCCGACCGCCGTTCCCTCAATCCCGTATACGATCGGTCTTTCTCCTCTTGCTATTGCAAGCAGTCTGCCTGCTCCTGTATGTGCAGCATCGCTTGTGATCATTACTCCACCCACCATACTGATCCATTTTCTTTGCGGGTGCTCGACCATGTACATCATGGTGTGGCCGGCGATATCCAGCAGATCCAGTTCTTTGATCAGCGTCAATTCCGTGGATACTACCATGGAGCAGCCGTCCTCTTCATCGATACTTCCTCCTGATTCGCACAAGAAGAACCGGCTTTTATCGTTCAGCCCGTACCACATCATGCAGTCTGGGAGATATTCTGCAGCATGGAAGCCTGTACTTCTGGTTTTACTTTTCTCTTCCCTGTATGTTTTTCCAGGCTCGTATTGGAAGATTCCGTTCCCGTAGGTTGCTTTCAGATCTTCCGTGAATCCTTTGTATGTTCTCATTTTTCTTCACCCTTATAATATTTTTCTGCAATTTTTCTAATCTGTGCTTTTCCAGGAATTCCAAGATAGATAGGTGGTTTTAAGCCTGCTGCCCGTACGATTCTATCATCCAGTTGCGTTTTCGTTTCAAACGATACTTTTAATATCTGTGCCATACATTTTTCAAGACTTTTTCCTTTCTTACGTACGGCTTGCGCCATCTGGTCACTTTCTTCACACATCTGGATCAGGAAGTTTTTCCAGTCTTCCATCATGTTTTTGAGTCCTAAATCTTTCGATTCCATTTCCAATTTCCCGATCGCTGCCAGTAATGGAGTAGTCAGAGAATCTATTGCACCGGTGCAAAAATCCTCTGCGTCCTCCGGATCTAAGCCATTTTCTTCTGCTATTGTCTTGATAGCGTCCAGATCTCCTTCTTTTAACTGTGCTGCTGCCGCCCTGTTGATTTCCTCAGCAGAGTCAAATTCTCCAAATTTATCAAACATCTATGTATCCTCCATTATTTTTCTAATTTCGTCGCTGTATGCATGTCGTCCCTTTTCCATTCGAATCAGATGCCCCTGCATCTTCTTCCAGAGCTTCTGCCAGCCTTCTGCGTTGGCGATCGGTGTTCCATTGGTTTTCCGGAAGTCATTTCCGGCCCACTCATGTATGTGATAATCGATCATGTTGACCACGAACGTATCCTCACAGTGAATATGGACCTCGCAGGACTGGTTCAGTCGGCTCAATGCTTCTGTGATCGCCTTTACTTCTGTTTCGTGTCGTGTGCCTTTTATCTGACCGGTATCTTGAATTTTTCCAATCTCTCCGGACTTCTTAGCACAGGTGCATACGAATCCATATTTTCCCAGTGTTTTACTGTTGGAACTGCATTTTGTGACTATGTAAATATCTACTCTAAACATATGGTTTCATTGCCTCTTTCGTATGCTGCATATTCTTATTGATTTCCTGCATCTCCAGTGTTGCCCTCTGTACAGAGCTGATCAGCAGTTCCGGAATAGTGGCCGGAAGTAGTTCTTCGTCATAGATTTCTTCCATGAGCTGGTTGTACTGATCGTATTCTTTCTTCAGCTCTCTGCAGGCCCTCCGCAGTACAATCTGTTCTGCTCCGCTCTCCGTCGCAAGAATCTTGTCGATCTGCTTCTGTCTTTTTTCAATTTCATCATCGATTGCACACCACAGTAGAGCGGCGCGATCCGGTTCAATCTTATGTACTCCCGGGTAGATTTCTCTCAATACTCCATTGAGTTTTTGAGATACTAATACCAGCTCTTCCAGTTTGTTTTCGCTTGCTCTATCTAAAATCAGCATTTTAAATCCTCCTATCCAACTTAATCATGGTGTAATACCGGTATTTGTACCCGGTGAATTTATTTGTTCCTTCGTAGTATGTATTTTTATCTAAGTAGTAGCCTTTCCTGTCCTTGATCTCTCTCCATTGCACAAAGCGTTCTTCTTCCGGTTCCTTCAGAGGCATATTGCGGGACGCATGATAGCTTGTCTCTCTCAAGTGTTCTCCATAGCGTTCACATGTTTCTGGTGTTTTCGTGATGTATCCGGCCAGATCTCTGAAATCTCCTGCCTCATACAGGTGCTTGAAGGTTACTGCTCCATGCTCCCAGGCATCCTTAATGATGATGTCCGCATCCGGTATCCGATTTATAACTATATGTACATGCCAGGCTCCTTTTGTACCTACTTCGATATTTGCCATCCACCTCATTTTCTTCCCAGCTTTTTTATATTTTTCTCTCACCTTCCTCATGGCTTGCGCCAGATGCTTTTTTGCAGTCTCCATATCAGGTGGACGCTTATTCTTTTTGTATGTGAACAATACCAGGTAATCATTCTCATGGAACCACGTCTTCAGCTTATGCCTTGCTTTTCTTTCTCTATTCCACTGATTCCGGAATCGAATCTCTTCCAATGTGGCTTTTCTCTTCTTCCCTCTTTTCGTTCCCGGTGCTCCATACTTCCCATCCAGGTATTCATATACCTCTACCGAATGTTCAAACGTATATATCAGTCTTTTATATCTCTTTTTCATCCACCTGTATGTCCTATCTTTAATATTCTTAACAAGTGATGAAAACGGACGAAAATGCCCGTATTTCTTGACTTTTCCGCCCGCCGATGGTATTATGATTTTGACTTATATTTTCGGTAGGCGAAGAAGTCTTGAGGTACATCATCCGCATAATGATGTGCCTTATTTTTTTATTCACTTGTATCACTATCCCCATCTCCATTCCGGGCATCCACAGGATCTGTAGTCTTCTGATTCCTGGTACTCTTCCATGACCGTTATGGATGGGTCTTTCCCGCATATGCACTCTCCATCGCCCAAATCTCTCATGTAGGCGCAGTTCCTGCACTCCTGCTTAGCAGATGGCGTCTGCCACATTCTCTGTCCCATCGGTATCATCTCCTTTGTAAACTAGATCAAACAGTCTCTTAAGCTGTGCCGGTGTATATACCGGTTGGCCATCAGCGCTTACCCATCCGGACATTACGATTAAGCCTTTTTCGATGTCATTTTTACAGTTATATTCGTTCAGAGTTTCTTTGGCCAGCTGCAGTCGCTTGGCAAATTCTTTCTCTGTCAGTATCTTGGGTATCTCATGCATTTTTTCTCACCTCCTTCACCTTACAAGCAACCAGATAAATAACATTGCATCAAATGCAAGTCCGATTGCGGCGCCGATCAGGATCTCTAACACCGTTTCTCTGATGATTCTCTGCCATTTTGTTCTTGGTCCTCTTCTTTTCATGCTTGTCCTCCCTTCTACCGCCTAAGCGGTTTTCTACTTCTGGTATCCTAAATATCCAACAGAATTCCCGTTTAACTCATTCACGGCTTCATCCTTATCTTTTTCCGCCATAGTATCCATATCTCTTTCAGAAATAAGACTTCCATCTTCTTTTCGTATAAGTCTTAAAATAAATATATGTTTCAAACTGCATCACCTCTTTATAGGTTATGTGGAATGGTTTGTACTTGTTGCGGTTCTTTGGTATAATTTTCCTATCAAATGATGAAAGGAAATAAATATGGATTATTCAAAAATCACACTTATTTTTCGAGAACGTGCCAAACTCTTTACAATGCGTTTTATTCACCCTGTTTCTGTTAAATTCATTGGACAAGATTGTTATAATCTAAGTCATGTATACAAGTTCATCTATTCCCCTTACGAATTTACAGACACATTAAAGAATGAACATCCGCAACCTTGTGTCTATTACCTTACTGACAATTACCGGCGTTACCGTACATGGAAACGGAAACAATTTTACGATACTAAGGTCTGGCAATTAATTATTTCTATTGTCGCCGCTGTTATCGCTTCTTTAATTACGAACTCTTTACTTAAGTAGTAGTGTCGCTATGATTCCAAGTAACACTGCAATAATTATCCGATAGCACAAGACCGTTCTATCAAAATAACGATACAGCTCTGCCAGTTCCGGTTGGATTCCATGAAAATCAAACCACTTGCGTTCATCTTCACTCTTCATTTACTCCCTCCTTTCTTTTGAACCTGTTTCATCTGTTGCTGAAATTAATTCATCTACAGCCACATCGAAATATCCAGCCAAAATTTTAAGCTTTGCTATCTTCGGTTTACTCCTTCCTGATTTCCAATCAGAAAAAGTAGACTTCGGAATCCCTGTATCTTTTGCTACCCTATAGTCAGATACACCTTTTTGATTTCGAAGTTCTACATATCTTTCATACATAAAAATAATCACCTCATTTCCGAACTTTCTATTGATTTTAGTTCGGAAATCAGATACAATATATTTACCAGATACATTGACAAATGAATTAAAACTTAATTCTGTTTTGATTTCCGAACTTTGTAGCTTTATTATAGTGCGGATTTCAGAACTTGTCAATAACTTTTTGTACTGATTTCAGAATTTATTATTTAGAGGTGTATTATGTATGAAATTTATTGCAAGTTAAGAGATTCCAAAGGGATGAAAGATTCTGACGTGGCAAAGGCTACTGGAATCACAAAATCCACTTTTTCAGACTGGAAAAATGGTAGAAGCAATCCTAAAGATGCTAAATTACAGAAGATAGCCGATTTATTTGGTGTAACTGCCGAATATATTCGCACTGGAAAAAATACCAACGAATACTACACAAACAACGAAACTGCACAGGTAGCACAAGAGATATTTGAAAACAAAGAACTGAAAGCGCTGTTCGATGTCCAGAAAGATATGGATCCGGACGACTTAAAAGCTCTGCATAGCATGGCTCTCGCGCTTAAACGAAAGGAACGTGGTGATATTGACGACACCGGATGTTAATGTCGTTCTTATGGATTTTCCTAGTAAAAAAGGGAATGAAATGGTTGTTCCGAACGAAGACGGAAGCTACACGATACTGATTAATGCCGGATTGAATTATGAATCTCAACTTAAGGCATATGAGCATGCCATGAGTCATATAACAAATGATGACTTTTTAAAAGGTAATGTACAAGAAATTGAATACTATGCTCATCATCCACACAAAGATCCAGAACCGGCTCAAATCTATCTTGATCGCATCAAGCAATTGCAAGCGGAACGAAGACGATTAAAGAAGCTGATTGCTCGTGATCAGAAACGTGTTGAATTTATTCAGGAACATTGCGATATGTTCCACCGAGCTGAACACCACTATCTATATGGTGATGATTTATAAAATATGAAAGAGAGGAAAATGTATGGAGTTCAATGATGTAATTAAACAATTTTCAGAAAGGATACTGTCTTTAAAAGACACCATCACTACAGAAGAATCCACAAAAATGTCTCTTGTAGTGCCTTTATTTCAACTTCTTGGGTATGATGTTTTCAATCCAAATGAATTTTGCCCAGAGTATATTGCTGATGTAGGAATTAAAAAAGGCGAAAAGGTTGATTATGCAATCCTTGAAAATGGACAGCCGAATATTTTAGTCGAATGCAAAAGTTGCTCAGAGCAACTCGACAAACATTCGTCTCAACTTTTTAGATATTTCGGGACATCTCCTGCTAAATTTGGCATTCTTACAAATGGCATAATATATCGTTTCTATACAGATTTAGAAGAATCAAACAAAATGGATCTTGTGCCATTTCTAGAAATAGACATGGCAAATTTAAAAGATTCTTCCATCAATGAATTAAAAAAATTTTGTAAAGATAATTTTGATAAGGACAAAATATTTAGTACTGCCGAAGAGCTTAAATATAGCAGTCAAATAAAAAACATCTTAACAAAACAGTTTGAATCTCCGACAGAAGACTTTGTTCGATTTATTTTAGCGGATATATACGATGGTCAAAAGAATCAGAGAATAATTGAAAAATTTACGCCTGTGGTAAAACGAGCTTTCTCTTCTTTTGTAAATGAAATAGTAAATAGTAAAATTTCTTCTGCATTAGCTGACGATTATGATAAAGATGAAGAATCAGAACCCGAAATCAAAGAACCCGCATCAAAGATTGTTACAACGGAAGATGAAATTGAAAGTTTCTACATTATTCGCGGACTTCTTGCTGGTATTGTACCCGTTGAAGATATAGTTCACCGTGATACCGAAAGTTATTTTGGAATTCTATATAAAGACAATAATAGAAAACCGATTTGTCGACTCAATCTTGATGCAAGAAATAAACAGCTTCTCATCCCGGATGCTAATAAAAAATTCGAGCGTATTTATATCGACTCTTTAAACGATTTGTACAAATACAAAAACCGTTTAATAGAAGTTGTAAAGAGATATATGTAATTCATCCAGTATCTCTAACCATAAATGCACTGCCCTCTTGATACGAAAGTATTTATATGGCGGAGATATCTGATTGAATAAATACATTCTAAAAAATCATATAAGAAAGAAGGAAAACTTATGAAAACATGGAAACTCGTATCAGGAATACTGTCAATCATTTTATTTGTTTTTGTCAGTTTCCAGTCATGTGCTGCTGGAATCAGTAACACACTTGAAGCAAATGGAGAAGCTGGTGGATCCGCTGGAATTGTCGTAGCACTCCTACTCCTTGCCGGAGGAATCGTTTCTATTGCAACACGCAATGGAGGTAAAGGTGGAAACATCGCTATTATTGTATTATACGGAATAGGTGCTTTACTTGGATTTGCCCTTGCCGGAAGCTATGCAGATTTAAACGTATGGGCTGGTTGGTGTTTGATTTGCGTAATTTTAGCAATAATAGCACTTGTCAAAAAGCGAAAAGACAATCAAGAAAAATAACGAATAAAAATTCCCCGGTGTCTACCAAACACCAGGGAAATCATAAATAAGTTGCAAGGAGAGATAAAGTATGACCTATACAGATCAATTGGCGTTGCTTGACGCAATTGAAAATTTTAGCGTTCCGATCATTCCACCCACCACACATTTTTGGATGATTCGCACCAAAAAAGGCTATTTTTATAATGAATTTCTTTCAAAGCGTTTTGTTGCCTTGGCTTGGAATAACATTTCGCAAGAAACAGATTTTTCGGAATCAAATAAAGATTCATTAAAAGATGATATACTAATGACATTTAAAGAAATTCATCGCCCTTCAACCGTTATTAATAAATGTCATTCTTTTATTTACGAAATCAAGACTAATGATATTCTCGTAATCCCAAGTGCTAAAAGTAGCTATATTACTTTTGCACTTGCTGGTGAATACTATGAAGATGATTCAAAAACTCTAGAACTTGAGCAGAACGTTATATATCGTATTGATAATCACGATGTTGATATAAACGATGTTTCCTGCCCTTATAAGAAGCGCAGACACATGACTCTGCTTCGAACAGTGAAAAATGAAGAACTAAACTATTCGTTATGTAGAGCAATCTCTAATTATCATGGTATTTCAAATTTAGATTCTTACTCAAAGCAAATACTCAATGCTTTGTATAATTATTATATGTTTGGCAATGATATGTCTTTCGTTCTTAATGTTCGAAAGCAAACACCTATCGGTCCACGCTCAATCAATAACGTTCTATACGGAACTACCGAATTATTGACTTCTATTGCTTCAGAGGAATGCATATCGACTCAAGTATCTTTAAATTCTCCTGGAGATATTGTATTCTCTCTTGTTAATGTAAAAAATCTTTTAGTAGATAACTGGCAATTCATTTTTGCTATACTTGTATTCTTAGGCGGCGGCAGCGCTCTCTCATTTAAAGTACCTGGAGCAATTGATATTGTAAAAAGCATTTTTTCGGCTAAAGATGATTACCGTATCAAACATGCAGAAGCTGAAAAAGCTGAATTAGAGGTGCTTGAAAAGAAAGCTGATCTTTTGCAAAAAATTAAAGATTCCGGAATAAATCCAGAATCTTTAAAAAATCCTGTTGATGCGTTACTTACTGGTTGTACTACTCTGGAAGTTGAACCAATCATTTTAGATGATGCATCTGCAGCCAACGTTCCACTGGCAACCGAAGTGCAAGAATCTCCTGATATAGAGGACGAGTAAATTTACTTGCAAGACAAATGCCCACTATCCAAAGCAACACAATAAAATTATCTTCATTATTAGAAAAAGTAATCGATAGTAATTTAAAGTAAGTACTTAAAAGAAGTAAAAAAGAAAAAATAAAGATCAAAAAATCTATAATTTTAAGAAATTGTTTTTTCATAGCACTACCTCCTTTTCTGTATTATATCCGATATTTCTGTATGCAACAATAAGAAAAATCATTAAAAATAACTATACTCTACGAAAGGACGTGATCACATGCCATTATTAAAAGATGACCATTATACCATCGAAGATATCTATGCTCTTCCGGAAGGAAAACGTGCAGAACTCATTGACGGACAGATCTATGATATGGCACCGCCAAGCTACCAGCACCAACGACTTGTAATGGAACTTTCTTCCACATTGAGGAATTACATCAAATCAAAGGGCGGTCCTTGCGAGGTTCTACCTGCTCCGTTTGCAGTTTTCTTGAATCAGGATGATTACAATTACGTGGAGCCTGACATCTCTGTAATTTGTGATCCATCAAAGATCAATGACAAAGGATGCAACGGTGCTCCCGATTTTATCATCGAAATTGTCTCACCGAGCAGTCAGCGCATGGATTACCTGACAAAGCTGTTCAAATACCGCACTGCCGGTGTTCGTGAATACTGGATCGTAAATCCGCTGAAACAGACCATACAGGTGTACTCTTTCGAAGGAACAGAGGATTCTACTCAATATTCCTTTGACGATGAAGTTACTGTTACGATTTATGGTGATCTTAAGATTTGTATTGCAGATCTGCTGAAATAAAAAAAGAAACGCCCCTGCTGACAACAGAGGCGGATCTATTGAATACTATACAGTGCCAAGGCACGATATAACATTCCGTGAACAAGAGTATTATATCACATTTCCCCGGCACCTGCATAGGTGTTATTTTTGTACCCATTTTTGTGCGACGTCGCACATATAATTACAGGAAGGTGATACAATGAGCGTAAAATATGCATACGGCTACATCCGGGTATCCACTCACGATCAAGAAGAAATTTCCCCGGACTCCCAGGAGCACCTCCTCTGGGACTATGCAGCCAAGAACAATATTGTAATCCTGAAGATATTCACGGACCTAGGTATCTCCGGAAGAAAAGCCAATAAGCGTCCCGGCTTCCAGGAGATGATCGGACTGGCCAAAGGTGATGATCATCCGGTTGATCAGATCCTGGTATGGAAGTTTTCCAGGTTCGCCCGGAATCAGGAAGAAAGTATAGTATACAAATCTCTGCTAAAGAAACAACACAATGTAGATGTCGTGAGTGTGTCCGAGCCACTCTCCGACAATCCTTTTGGCAGCCTAATCGAGCGTATCATCGAATGGATGGACGAATACTACTCTATCCGATTATCCGGCGAAGTGTATCGAGGTATGAAAGAAAATGCACTCCGCGGAGCATACCAGGCACGTCCACCGCTTGGCTACAAGGTTGTGGAGCATGGCAAGCCGCCGGTGATTGTTCCGGAAGAAGCAAAGATCGTTCGAACCATATTCGAAAAATACACAAATGAAGGCATGAGCTTCTTTGATATCGCCAGATACCTAAATTCTTTAGGACTCAAGACTTCGCACGGAAAGCCATTTGAGCGAAGATCTGTCGAATACATCATCCAGAATCCTTCCTATTGTGGCATGATCCGGTGGAACCGGACAGAGAACAGCACCAATCGTATCAAGGATAAGGACGAATGGATTGTTACAGAAGGGCAACAGCCGGCTATCATATCAAAGGAATTGTTTGAATCGGCACAGGAACGATTTAAAGCCACCTACAAGCCGGTCGGCAAGCGCCCCTCTTCCACTTATAAGCACTGGCTCTCTGGACTGCTGAAATGCCCGGATTGCGGACGCACCTTAACCTCAACCACTATGAAACGAGTCAATGGGGAAAAATATTCTTACTTCTCCTGCTATGGATACAGTAAAGGTAAATGTAAAAAGCCGAACGGCATCAGCTCACTGGTCCTTGAAAAGGAAGTTCTGGCCAGTATCAAAGAAATATTGGATACCAAAGATATTGTCTATGAATTGCGTGAATATCAACCCACAGAGCAGTTTGATGAGCGCAAGGCTATAACAGAACAATTGGAAAGTTTAACCGGCAAAGAGGAACGAATAAAAGCCTCCTACCGGGAAGGGATTGATACACTGGAAGAATATAAAGCGAATAAAGCTATCATTCAGAAAGAACGGGAATCCTTAGAACAACAATTAAAGGATTTGAAAAAGGCAGCGCATAAATCTGATCAGGATCCAGCGGATGCTATGCTGCAGAAGGTCCGGAGTGTGTACGATATTCTCATCTCCAACAATTATACATACGTGCAAAAGAACGAAGCCCTAAAGCAGATCATCGACAAAATTATCTACGATCGCAAGAACGATTCTCTTAAAATCTTCTTTTTCCTATACAGGTAAAATACCCGCAAGCCCAGTAAAATCAAAGGTTTGCGGGCACTTTATAGGTTATGACAATTTGGTTGACCCAATGGGGATCCAAATCCTTAGGCGACCAGGGCTATTCCCCTATCGAAATTCTCCGTTACTACTACGGTGACGACATGTACATTAACACCGCCGAAGCCATCTCCGGCATCCCATCCTCCTGGCCTGGCTATACTCTGGAAATTGGTTCTTCCGGCAATAAAGTTTTGCAGATGCAGGAACAATTAAATGTCATAGCAGGTGCTTATCCTGCTATTCCGAAAATTACTGCTGACGGGATTTACGGACCTGCAACTGCAGAATCAGTCCGTACATTCCAGAAAGTATTCGGACTGCCACAGACCGGAACAGTCGATTATACTACATGGTATAAAATTTCCGAAATTTACGTAGGCGTATCACGAATTGCTGAACTGTATGGATAATAATCGAATCGCTCTAATGATAAACGGCTTAATCACCCCTGAAAAGAAAGGATGGTAACATGAAAGCAAAAGATTGGAAAAAATGGGCTAAATGTGCCGGTATTAGGGCAATAAAGACTGTCGCGCAGACCGCCATAGCAACAATTGGAACCGTAACTGTACTTGGGCAGATAGACACGAAATTAGTAATTTCCACATCCATGCTGGCCGGAATATTATCACTGCTAACCAGTATTACCGGTTTGCCGGAATGTAATTCCGAAAACAAATAA